ATGCCGTACGCATGGTCACGCATAAGGACTACGCGATTCCGACCACGTACGTGCAAGCTTACGCAACGGGACAGACATCGTGGGGCGACCTCACGAAGCTGACGCTGCGCATGCAAATCCGCAAGGGCGGCATGAGCCGACCGCTGGTGTTCGAGAACAACCGCATTCATGAGCTGTACAAGCTGCCGGATGCGGAGATCGTGCAGGCCATGGTCGGGGTGAATGCGACGGTGCCGAACTGGCAAGCAGCAACGCTTGAAGCCTCGGCGTACACGCAGATCATGCGTCAGGTGAAAACCAACGACATCACGAACCTGATGGTTCAGAACGCGTACGGCTACAACGCAATCTCGAAGCTCATCGGTGACACTCCGCAATTCACGCGGGTCTATTCGGGACAGACGATCGCGGATATTCCGTACTCGCTCTCGGATAATTGCACGGGCTACGAATACGACGTGAATGGTCAGCTGCTGGGTTTCTTCCAGCATCGCGGTGGTACGACCTACGTTGCCTCGTCTTCGCTGTGCAATCTGGTCGAGATGGTATCGGGTCAAGGTGGTCAGTTGCTGGATGAGACCTATGGTCAAAACCAAGTGGCGTTGATTCCGGGACGTAATTATCGGTACTACACCTGCCCGATTGATCCGGTCACGAGCCGACCGACCTTCGTCTGGACGGATGTGACGGGAAGCGGCCAGTACGCTGTGCAGAACAACCAAGCGACGTGGTTGATCGACACCACCAAGTTCTACACGCTGGTGCGCGGTGACACGCGCTTCTTGGCGTATGAGCTGGCGCTGCCGATGACGGCAGGTATGTTGCAATTCAATCTGACACAGCAAGCAGTGCGCTTCAGTCAGATCCAGAACATCGTGATGGAAATCCCGATGGGTGAGTTGCAACTCTGGCTGAACGACAATGCCCTGATCGAAGGGGTCGACTATTTCGTGAAGTTCCCGCAAGTGGTCATCACCAACAAGACCTTCCTGAAGAATGTCGCTACCGACCCGCAAAACATCATGGTGCGTTTCATGGGCTTTTGCAATGCAGACATGACGCGTACTGCTGCGCAAGACGTGGGTTGGGTGAAGTACGGACGGCTGTCGGACAACAACATGTTCGACATTCGGGATGACAAAGTGATGTCGTTTATCGTGGGTGGTCGCGCGTACGATCGTACGCAGCTGACGTTCCAAGAAACGACAGGTGCGGTGATTCCGCAAGACGCTCGCAACGGTGAGCCGTATCAGATTCGCGACATCGTCGTGCCACTGGACGGACTCGTCAATGCAGACACGTACAGCTTGCGGGCACAATCGCAAGTGATCGACCAAGTCGTCTCGGCCTACATGACGGCTCGTCTGCAAGAAAGTGATCCGGACATCCCGTCTGTGATCCCCGATCTGTGGCGCGTCTACAGTCCGTTCTTCAGTCGGATCATGGCTGACCTGCTCTCCGGGCAACTGGCACCTTCCTTCTTGATGGGGAACTATTCCGATCAGGACGTGAAGAATGCCTGCGCTTCGTATGAGTGGTTGCTGGTTTTCGATCAGACGCAGGATGCTCAGCTTGCCGATACGGAGTACATGGTCGTGCAGCCGCACATCTTCGATCAACCTGTCACTGTGTCGATCTACATCTACAAGTTCCTCTCGCGAGTTGCGGCGCTGTATCTGCACAATCGCGTGGACATGTCGACGTGGGTCAACATCGAACAAATTGCAGCTGCATAATCGGGAGAAACCTGAATGTCAACTCCAATTACCGCGACGCCGCCAGCCGGTAATGATGGCGTCGTACCGTATTGGCCCAAAAACAATACGTGGAAAATCTGGAATGTGGCGGAACTCTTCATGGGTCCGCAAACGCCGGGTACCAATCACTACGTGCCGAACGTGGGTGACTGGGCAGTGGATACGAACCTGAACCAGTTCTACAAGGTGACGGCTATCGATCCGACCACGTTCGTGGCGACCTTGCAGAAGATCCAAGGGCCGATTCCGTCGGATGAATTCACCGACGCCGATCGATTGCTGTCTCCGGGTCCGGGTCCGCGTTCGAACACGTACCTCATGTACGTGAACAAGAACACGAAACCTTTCACTGCTGCACTCGACGCACGTCTGTACGTGATGGGCACTGCCACGCGCACCTGCCGTGTGGTGATTGGCTCGGCACTCAACGGCACGCGCAAAGTCATCAGCGCGGCGTACGACAACGCGGGCAACCTCGTCAGTCAGGACATCCAGCTGGAAATTGTCGACGGCACCAACGCGGTTAAGGTGGTTCCGCCGTTCAATACCACGGAAGATCTGACGGACGGAGAAATCGTCACGGCTGAGTTCTACTCGGATACGGGCGATCTGGTTTCGCAAAGCCAGCTGCGTGTGCGCAATACGGCGTTCATCCGTTCGCCGGCACTGGGTACGAAGTACGTGACGAGTATCGGCTTGCAGTCGCCGTTCCTCTCGTCTGCTGATCCGACGCAGATCCTGTACCCGCTGAACGTACCGCTGCAAGGCTTGAACCTGATGGGGGTGGTGAACTACTCCGACGGTTCGCAACGTGTGCTGCCAGTCGATGGCACGAAGTTCCAGCTGTTCGGTTTCAATACGGGCTTCGTCGCTACTGTGATCGGTCAGAAGGTGCCGCTGGTGTTGAAGTACAACCTCTCGGCGGACGAAATCGCGTACGGGTCGACTGCCAACCAAGGCAACTTCCTCACGCGCGAATTCACCGCCACGACGGTGGAGCCGAACAACCAGTACACGGTCAAGCTCTTCTGCTACCCGATCTGGGTGGATGCGGTCAACGGCTATCGTCTGCGTTGGTTCCTGTTGAACCTCGACCGGACGGTCTGGTACGACGTGACGCCTTACATCGTCTACCAGAATGCGTTCAATCCGCTCGCGTATGGCGTGCAGCAAAAGCTTCAGGTGCAACTGAACCTGCAAAAGGTCAACGGTTCGTTCCTGAACTTCAACTTCACGCAGACCGTGTGGGTGTCGCTGCTCAATCAGGGCACGGAGCGCAGCACCAACTGGACCATTGCGTTTGCACCGGGTCAATCGCCGCAGTTTGGCGTGAACGACTACGCGGCAACGACGTTCGTCAACCAGAACCTCTGGAAGGTGAACCTCGCAATGGGCGAGACCGACATCGACAACTGGCTGCCGCGCGTCTATGGCGCAACGCTGCCGCTGTACGACACGCAGAAGGAACCGGGTCCTCTGACTCCGACGCACTTCTCGCTCTTGGTCGGTGCAACCGAATACGAGTTCCCGATTTCGCAGTGGAATCAGGACCTCGTCTCGAATCAAGCCATTCCGGATTCGAGCACGCTGTTCGTGCGTTTCTTCAAGCGCACGCCGGACAACGATCTCCAATTGGCGGTCGCTGGCTTCCCGGTGTATCAGCAGAACTAAGATCGGTTCCCGCCACTTCTCCCTTCTCCAGAACATCGGGGAGGGGAGAGTGGTCTTTTTTATGACCTATCTATAACGTCGAGAGAGTCCTTATGTCTGACTTGCTGACTTACCATCCACCGATCATCGCCATGCGCGCTGCATGGGCGAATGCGCTCACGGGACAGGAAGCCACGTACTTTCCATCCATCATCGGGGGTGAGACGTGGAATACTCCACCCACGATCGCTAACCTCAAGAATTGGAAATGGATTCGTCACGGGATTCTGACCATCAAGCAGAACACGCTCGTCAATCTGGCTGTGCTCCAGCAAGGCACGCCGTGGCTGGCCGCTGTGCAGCCGGTGAGCTGGTCGATTGATTCGACTCAGTACGCCTCGCTGCAAGGCGTCGATTCTGGCAGTATCTACGGCGACAACCAACAGTTGTTGAAAGTCAACCCCAACCTGCCCACACCCGACCCGAGCGACAACAAGATCAAGGGCTATATCGGGAAGGCAGTTCTGATCACTGGCACCTACGCTGATGGTTCGACAATCGTCGAACAGTTGTTGCTTTACCCGCAACTGGCGCAGGCGCAGCCGATCAATTAAGCCTGAGCGAGGCTGACCATGATTCTGTTCGAAGAAGATTGGGCCAAGTACCCGGATGCAATTGCTGACTTCAAAACGAAGAACACCAGTTTCCTCCGGATGGCAGGGGTGTACCGTTCGATGGGTATTTCGAACCACACCTTCATGCTGGCCCTACACAACCCCTTACTCCAAGGCGTCGATCCGTTTGATTACGAGAATCTCACGGATGAGTTGAAACTCATGATCGCGGCGGAGTGCAAAGAAAACCCGTGGTACTTCTTCCGTGAATGCGGACGAGCCCCACAACAGGGTACGATGGAGTCGGTGCCGGTGGAAGCCAACCGGGGCAACCTGTGTCTGTGGTGGTGTTTCTTTAACCACGTCTTCATCATCCTGATTCAGATTCGTCAGACCGGTAAGTCGTTTTCGACAGACTTGCTCTGGGGATTGTGTCTGGAGCTGATGTGCGAGCACACGACGATTAACCTGATGACTAAGGACGATCAGCTCCGTAAGGAAAACATCGATCGTCTGAAGAACATCATGTTAGACTTGCCACGCTATCTGGATTTGCGTGGACGGGATGACGCAAACAACACGGAAATGATCACCGTGAATTTGCGGGACAACAAGTACAAGGCGCACGTACCGCAGATGCAGGAAAAGCGGGCGTACAACTTGGGTCGCGGGATGACGTCGCCGATCTTCCAGATTGACGAAGGTCCGTTCCAACCGAACATTTCGATCGCGTTGCCGGCAGCACTGGCTGCAACGACGGCAGCCGTTACCGCTGCTATTGAAAACGACACGCCGTATGGCACGGTCATGACGACGACGGCGGGCAAGAAGAACGACAAGGACGGTGCGTACGTCTACGGCATCGTTCAGGAATCGGCCCAGTGGACCGAGAAGTTGTTTGACTGCAAGAACCGTGAAGAGTTGGAGAAGGTCGTGCGCGGCATGAGCCGGCCCAACGAGTACGGCGAAACGTTCTATCAGGTGGTCGCTACCTTCAATCACATCCAACTCGGCAAGAGCGACAAGTGGTTGTACGAAACGATTCAGCGGGTGAAGGCCAAAGGCGAAGACGCCGACCGCGACTTCTTTAATCGCTGGACGAGTGGTTCGCAGTCGATGCCGTTTGACCTTGAACTGGGTGAAAAGGCAGCCAAGTCGGAGATGGAGCCGCTTTACATCGACATCGGCAAACCTGAACCGTACGTAAC